TAGTTGCTGTTCTGCCGTAAGCCCTGCTAGAGCCATCTGATTCATACCTTCTGCAACTTGAGAGGCAGAGAATACTGTAGATTCTCCAAGTAGTCTAGCTTTTTCTTCTAGTGATTGAAGTTCAACTGCTGTAGCACCCGAATATATACCTAGTTTTTTAATTGATTGCTCGAACTTTGCAGTGGTGATTCCCCCACTAATTAAAGTATGAAATGAACCATAAATTAAAGCAAGTTTTGAAACATGGGCAGTAAGAGATTTGAAACTTCTCGTCATCTGTCCAACTTGACCAACATTCGCTTTACCACCATTTTTGATGGTTTTATTCATCCTGTCGATGTCTTTTGTAAGCTTTCTTATTTCGGCAGAAGCCTTGTCGGATTCAGTCTTTATCTCAATGCGTATGTCTTTATCTGTCATGCCTATGCCTTTTCATATTTACTAATATTATATCACAATTTCTTGCCAAGCATCGCTATGTTGTTTTGATGGTCATCCTCTTTAAGTTTTTCAACTTTTTTGTCAAATTGTTTTAGGAATTTCTCAAAATCTTCTAGCTTTGCACCTCTCGTAGCAATAGCCATGTTTTGTATGTTTTCACGGAGTTCATCGTTGATTTGTTCTAGGGAAGTGTTGAAGAATGACATACCATAGTGATATGCGTTGGTATGTCCATTCTTAATGAGTTTTGCTATGTCGGCTAAGAGTTTTTTTTTGCCTGTTCCATTTCTTCTTCTGTTGGAGGAGTATAATTACCCTCTTCTTGTAGTTTTTTTATCTCTGCCATTACGTTTGGATAAGTAAGTTCTACAACTGCTTCATACAGGTCTTTTGCAACACCCTCTCCTAGTTCAAGGACTTGCTCTTCCGTAAGCCCTGCATTTTGTAAACCATTTATTGGAGTATCATAGGTCTTATCCTCTCCACAAGCCACTCTATAGTTTTGTTTAAACTCTGTGAGTGTTACTTCTCCACCTAGAGCCTCTACATTAACAGTAATTTTCTTTATTGGGTAATCTTTAGCCATTTAAAGTCCTTTATTTGTGTTTTTATCACAAAAAGCCACTATATAATGTGGATTTTAGTCATAATAACTCCCCCAAAAGGGGGAATCGATCTAACACTCTGTGCTGTCAAGCTCAGTAATGTCAAGATAGTCTGAAAGAGTACCGTTATCCACAGAATCAACCATAGCCGAACCTGAGAATGAAAGAGTACCAATCTCATCACCTTTAAGGGCAAAGTCTCCATCTTGTGTTACAGAAACATTCTTAAACAAATATTTAAAGTTGTTACCTGTTTGTGAAGAGGTAATAACAATAAATCTACCACTTAGGGCAGAGTTTTTCATTGTAGCAGAAGTTTTAAGCTCTGCAATAGCAGGTGCAGTTACAGCAATGTGAAGAATATCACCTGTAGTAATTGTACCACTATCTTCAGAAGGAGTAATTGTTACATACCCTGACTTAGCATCAAATGAGTAGTCTACACCCTCTACATAAGTAGTTGTGTCTGTCTCATCTTGAATTACAATAAGAGTCGCATTATAATATCCAATATCAACGATTGAACCTTCTGTTACCAAGTTTCCTGCAACTACAACTGCTTCTGCTGTTGCGATTGTCTGAGAAGAAGTTATGATGTTACCTAAGAACGCTTTATTTTGCATATCTAGTGTGATCTCTGAAGTTTCAAACTTGACTTCTGCTGATTTTTTTGACGGATATTTAGCATCAAGAAGTGGAGTACACCCTTCTGAGTTAAAATGCTCTTTCCATTCTACTGAAGTAGAAAATGTAATACCATCTGTCTTACCGAAATACATCAAGTTCTCGTAAGAACCATCTCCATTTAGTCTTTGGAAGTAGAGTTTACCACCACCTGTAAAAATATCACTTTTTGCCATGATTTTTCCTTATGTTAATTTTGGGGTTATGAGAGCATCTATGTATAAATAGTCTACAGTCAAGTTCCCACTCTGTATGTTTATGTCTGATTTCTCAAAATAAAACTGCATTTCGTGGTTAGCTGACTCTTTAACTATCTTATTTACAAGTTCCTCATTTCCCTCTTTTGTTTGGATCACAAATGTAACCACTCTCTTTACTGAAGTGCGTGAACCTTCTCTGAACGCAACAAAGATTGCAGACTCTCTATCAATCTCTTTAGCAAAGCCAAGAAGTAAATCTCTGACCTCTTTTTCCGTACAGAACATCAAATCACTCATTTCATCCCTTTTTGTGTAATAACATTAAAGATTAAGTTCATCTCATCAGGTATAAATGCAATAACCTTGTAATTTTCTCCGTCAATAGCAAAATAGCCGTCTTTGGATAAAGTTGGAAGGTCTGCAACCTTTACGATTAGCTTTCTAAAGATTGAATCCCCTAAGTCGCTTTCCTCGTCAAAAACTTGGACTACAACTTTAGTGACCCTGCTTCCAAGATAAAAACTTACCTCATCTGCAAACTCTTCCTCGTTAAAAAACAAGTCCAAGTCATCCTTTAGATTAGTCTTTAGACTCATCTTTTTCTGCTTTCTTTACTGTAGCTTTTTTGGCTACTTTCTTCACGGTGGGTGCAAGACTTTCAACAGAACTAAGCCTTTGTAATTCCTTAGCTTCATCCGTTGGAAACTCCACGACATCACCTTTTCCAAAGCGACCTTTTCTCGTTAGCGTAGTTGCTATAAACTTTACTTTAGCCATCTTAGTCTCCTAATTTAACGTTTACTGTTCCTGCTGTAGCACCTGCTTTTTCTGTTACTGCATAACCAATAACTTGATTTGAAGTTGTTGTTGTAGTAGCAAGAATTTCGCCAATATTATCAAGATAAATTTTATCTCCCACATCTGTTGATGCAATACCGATTCTTGAACCGAAGTTAATCGGGTCGCCAACATTATAGTCTGCATCTGCAACGATATTTACAACGTCACCTGTTTGAACTTTACTAGCTGTTTTTGCCATTTTTTATCCTTTAAAAAATATATTTAAGAATGAGCCAAAGGCTCACTCAAAAGCTTACACGTTACCTTGATAGATACCACGATAATCTTGTGCCATAACACCAAAGTCAAAGATACCTTCAAAAGAAGTGTTTGCCAATGCGTTTCTGTCAACTTGAAGAAGTGGTCTGCGACCTGTACCTGAAAGATAACCTGCCTTGATAGTTCTTCTGCTTGCTGTTAAGTACCATTCTGTACCTGAAAGCTCACCTGAAACGATTGGAGTAACAAGGTTTTGATATGGATTAACCACACCTGCATTTTTACTATCAACTGTACTAGCCATTGAACCAAGTAACACTCTTGCTTTCTTATAAAGCTCTACAGGGATGTGTAGGTATGTAGGAGAGATATTCGCTCTTGTTGTACCGTTTGCCATCATTTGACTACCCATTGCAAGAATACCTGCCTCTAGTGCCGTACCTGCTTCATCAAACGCATCAGTCGCCAAGTTGCCGTGATCTGCGTGGAGGATTGATTTTCCATCAGCCATTACATAACCTGCACCTGAACCTTGTTTTCTAAGTAGATCATAAACCATACCGTTTGCCAAGTTTCCTGAACGCTCTGTAAGGTTTTCAATCATACCTGTAAACGCACCTAAGTCGTCATTGATAATCATTTTACGAGTGATAGTGAACTTGTTACCATAAGTATCAATAGTCCATCTCTCTGCACCTTCACCGATTTCAACTTCTTTTAACTCACCATTTTCAAGCACTTTGTCAAGTTTACCACCTGCTGTCTGTGTTGTAATGTCTGTGTTTTCACGGAAGTCTCTAACATCTTCTTCTTGAATCCATTGCTTATATGTATGCTCTTCAGCACCAAAATCTGCAAGAATTTTTCTGTTACCTGCTTCTAGCAATAGAAGTGGGAAGTCAGATGTACTCATCGCTCTATTAGCAACATCCATAGTTGACATAGCCATATTTGCTGTATCGCCTGTAATTGCTCTCGCAATATCAGAGAATCCTGCTGAACGGAAAGCATTATCTTTCAACTCAACTGCTACGCCCATTCTGCTTGCCACTACATCTGTAAGTTGACCGATCATTGCATCTCTGTTTGGCGTTGAACCAACTCTAATTGCTTCCGTTACTTTTGCTTGGGAATCAAGAATTGATCTAGCAAATTTATGCTCATCCATAGACTTGTCTGCGATTGCTTCTGCACGAACTTCTGCATCTACACTATAAAGGTCTGCCATATCATTCAGTCCTGCAACTCTTTTTAGCTCTTTGTTTTCTGCTTTCATTGCTTCCATATCAGCTCTATCTTTAGCTTCTTTGTCTGCTCTGATTTTATCTTCTTTAGCAATGTCTGCTCTTACTTTAGTAAGCTCTACATCTTGCTCGTCAGTCCTTTTAGCCATAGCCTCAAGCTTTGCTAATCTCTCTTTTAGTGTCATTTTGACTCCTTGTATGAAATACCGAATCTAGCCTCAAGTGCTTCCACTCTTGCTAAAACCTCTGTCTCGTCCTCTAAGATGACTTCACGCTTCTTTGCACCTTTATCAAAACCAATACCAACTGCTGAAAGCTCAAAGATTTCATAGTCAGTAATAGTAACAATGTCAGATTCATATCTTCGTCATACTTACGATACATATTCTGCTCATCTTCTCCTGAACCAAACCAAACATCACTTACGATAGTGCCACCATCCACACGAGTTTCTTCAATCCGACCAACGGCACTATCAACATCACGATTGTGATTCTTGAAGAATGTTCTAAGGTTTCCAAATGAAGCACCTTCTATACTCAATTCCTCAAGATATGTTTCACCACTATACCAATCATAACGTGATCCACCATTGTCATCTGAAACAATAGTAAAAGTATGTATGTTTGGTTTTCTTTCAGACTCGGTTGGTTTTAATCGTACCGTTGCCTTCCTGTAATGAATCTCACCTAAGAGAGCATTTCGCTTTTCCATATTTTTTCCTTTACTTCTAATTATATCATATTATTTAATATGAAAGCTACTTTAGTATTTCACCACTTCTTATCATGTCTATTTCTTCTTGCATATCGTATATAATCTGCCGTACATCTGCCATGTCTTGAGTTGGGGAAGTCTGCTCTGAAGGTTCAGGCTCTACCCATAGATTATACTTTTTAAGAAGATTCATTTCCTCTTCTTTTTTCTTGAGTATATCCTCGTAGTTTTTACCTCTTGCCATCGCCTCTTCTGTTTGAGTAGTGAGGTTGAGTGCTATTTCTTTTTCGATAGCCAACATATCTTTTAGTGGGTCTACCCAAGAACGCTTAGGCATAATCCATCTTTGCTTCAAGAAGTCTGCTTTGTTCTCCATAAACTTAACAAGTGGTATTTTAATATTACCCTTCATAATTTCAATCTCAAGCCAAGTTGAAAAAATATCATTCAACACATAAGTAACAAAATGTTCCTGCTCTGTATCAAATCTGTAGTTATCTTGAATCAAGGAAGCTCTTGATGATGCAAAGTTTACTTTAGAATAATCCTTAAATGCCAACTCATAAGAAACCCGTCTTGATGTTGCGATAAGGCGAATGGTGGTTTCAACAAATGATTTATAGTCATCAGATGAACCTTGTGGAGCAGTTTTATTTATGGACTCGCCTGCTTTTAGATAGTAAACCAAAAGACCGTTAATCTCTTGTATCTTCTCATCATCTGTTGCTCCTGTTACTCCTGTGCTTGCAGGGTTAATGTCTGCCTGTATAGTATAAGCAATACTTGCCCTAGCTCTAGCGCCTTGTATTGTGCTTGATTGGTATGCAGAGAAGTTTTTAATATCTATAATGGATTGCTTATACTCAGTGATCCCTCTATCTTGAGAAAATCTCTCTGTTTTGTGGTAATTTATCATAAATTCCACAGGAATAGTTACTGTTTTTGAGCTGTATGTTCCATCAGGGTTGGCTACTTTAAAGCGATAACCTGTGATTATCCCTTGTCCGTCCTTCTCTACCCCATTATCCTGACCACCATCAAGAGCATCTGCCTCCATAACTTGAAGCTTTAGCCCCTCGTCTGTGTATCTTTTGTAGATATAGACTTCTCCATCAACCAACCAAGTCATAAGAAGAACTCTCTATATGTCTCCAAAGGTCATCTTCTGCATAGAGTCACATAAGATTTTGTTTATAGCCCAAGCTTTCCAAAGTCTATATAACTCG